AAGAATAAAGGCGGATCATTTGATGATGCTTTTAGAAAAGCTAGAGCTAAGGGTGAAGCAACTTTATTTACTCACAATGGTAAAAAATACACTGCTGTAACTAAGGATGATCTTAAAAGAAAAGGTTATTCAACTTTAGCTGCTTATAACAAAGCTGGTGGTGCAAAGAAAGTAACAGCCAATAAATCTACAGACACAAACAAAAAAAGAAAAAGACCTGTAATTAATGCAGTTAAAAGAGTTCTTTTAGGTAAAGATAAAAAGTTCGGTGGCGATAAAGGACTTATTGATTTCGTTAGAAAGCCTAAGAAAAAAGCTACTAAAAAACAAACTCAAACAACTCCAAACATAACTTTTATGTCTGGAGGCGGTATGCTAAACAGTAGCAAGCCTAAAAAATCTTCAAGAAGAGGAGTTGGTGCAGCTAAAAGAGGTTTTGGCAAAGCTTTAAGATAATGGTAATTAAACGACAGGGGCTTAAACATATTAGCAAGCTTGTAAAAAAAGTTACAAAAAAAGCTAAAGCCCCTAAAGTTGATAAACTAAAAACTAAAATTTATAACGCAGAAAACAGACTTCAACAAGATTCTCCATATTTAACTAGTAAAACTATTAACAAAGAATCTAAAGAAATACTTGAAATGAAAAAAGAGTATATGAAGCTAACAAAAGGCAAATAGTATGGCAGACATAGATAAGGCTATTACCTTTGAGGATCAAATAGAACTAGAGGTTCGTGATCGTTCAAAGGAAATGGAAGTTGAAGTTGACATCGAAGAGGAGAATCCTGACTTTGAAGGTTTTGAAGAGATGGACGATGGCTCTATCATGTTTGGTGATGCTACTCCACCAGTAGAGAATACAGACTTTTATGCTAACTTAGCTGAAGAATTAGATTCTTCTGATCTTAGCAATGTTGTTAATGATCTGATGGGCAACATTGATTCTGATAAAGAATCCAGATCTGACTGGGAGAAGACTTACAAAGAAGGACTTGAATACTTAGGTATGAAGTACGAGGAAAGATCCCAACCATTCGAGGGTGCCTCTGGAGTTATGCACCCGCTTTTAGCAGAATCCGTTACTCAGTTCCAAGCACAGGCTTATAACGAATTACTACCATCTCAAGGGCCTGTTAAGACTCAAGTTATTGGCATGGCTAATGCTGAAACAGAGCAACAAGCTTCGAGAGTTCAAGAGTTTATGAACTACCAGCTTATGCAGGTTATGAAAGAGTATGACTCTGAAACAGATCAGATGTTATTTTATCTACCTTTGTCGGGATCTGCGTTTAGAAAAGTTTACTACGATCAAAATCTAGGCAGAGCTGTATCAAAGTTTATACCTAGTGAGGACTTAATCGTACCTTACGCTGCCACTGACTTACATAGTGCTACAAGAATTACGCATGTCATTGATATGTCAATGAATGATATTAAGAAATTACAGCAAGTGGGCTTTTATCGTGACGTAGATATATCTACAGGTAGTATGATAGCTGACGATATTGATGAGGTTCAAGAAGAAATAGATGAGCTTCAAGGCGTTAGCCCTAGTTACGATGACAATGATACGTGCAGAGTTCATGAAGTTCATACTGAATTAGATTTAGAAGGCTACGAAGAACTTGACTCTGAAGGAGAGCCAACAGGCATAAAACTACCTTATATCATTACTATAGCCAATGATAAGGTGTTATCTATACGTAGAAACTACAAAGAAACAGATCAATTAAAGAGACGTATTAACTACTTTGTTCACTATAAATTCTTACCAGGGCTAGGATTCTACGGCTTTGGTTTGACTCACATGATAGGTGGCTTGTCTAAAGCATCGACTTCGATTCTAAGACAGCTAATTGATTCAGGTACTCTATCGAACTTACCTGCTGGATTTAAAGCCCGAGGCATTCGTATTCGTAATGATGATCAGCCACTACAACCTGGCGAGTTCAGAGACATGGATGCTCCTGGCGGAAGTTTGCGAGATGCCTTTGTACCGTTACCTTTTAAGGAACCAAGCCAAACCCTACTCTCTCTCCTGGGTATCTTGGTCGACAGTGGAAGGCGTTTCGCTTCTATAGCTGATACACAAGTTGGCGATGGTAATCAAAATGCTCCTGTTGGAACCACGATTGCGTTATTAGAACGTGGCACTCGTGTAATGAGTGCGATCCACAAAAGATTACATTCATCTCAAAGAATTGAGTTTGAAATACTAGCATCTGTATTCAGTGAGTATCTACCACCAGACTATCCTTACTTTACAGCTAACGGCAACCAAACTATTAAAGCTCAAGACTTTGATGACAGAGTAGACGTATTACCTGTATCAGATCCTAATACTTTCTCTATGAGTCAAAGAGTTATGATGGCTCAAGAAATACTGAGAACAGTACAAAGCAATCCTGAAATACATGGCCCTGCTGGATTACATGAAGCATACAGAAGAATGTATGGTGCTATGGGTGTTCAGAATATCGAACAGCTATTACCACCACCTCCACAACCTATGCCTATGGATCCTGCTAATGAGAATGCAGCTTTGATAGCAGGTATGCCTGCTCAAGCTTTTGCAGGACAAGATCACGATGCACATATTAACTCTCACATGTCGTTATATGGAACTATGACAGCTCAAGCTAATCCTATGGTGCTATCTTTAATTCAGTCACATATTTATCAGCATGTATCTTTTAGAGCATCTGAAATAGTTGATGAGCAGAATGCACAGAATCCAGAGTTCCAGCAAATGATGCAACAGATACAACAGTTACCGCCCGAAGCATCTGCTCAATACATGCAACAGATACAAGACAAGGTTGCTAAAGATATAGCAGCAGTGGTTGCTCAGTTGACAGAACAGATCAATGCTATGTTTATGCCACCACAACCGCAACCTGATCCTTTGGTAGAACTAAGAGGTAAGGAATTAGATATTAAGGCTGATGATGTACAAAGAAAACGTGAAGAATTTGCACAAAGACAAGAGTTTGATGCTATGAAATCTATGGAGAATACCAACCTTGCAGAACAGCGTTTGGCAATTCAAAGAGAAATAGCTACAATGAAGGACGACATAGCTAGAGAGCGTATGGATCAAGCCGCACAATTTAAAGCAATGGATATAATGAGAGGATAATTATGAGTTCAGTTAGACAAAAAATGCAGGCTGTTAATAAAGCACAGCTTAAAAAAGAAGAGGAGATTAACAATGGCAATGGGACGATCATCAATGAAGATGCAGATAGAAAAATCGACATCGAAGCAATCGCCAAGAAAGCAGACAAAGATGCTGAGAAGCTCCTTAAAGAAACCGCAGTCAAAGTTAAAAAAGAAAAGCCAAAAGCTAAAACTAAGTCTAAGCCTAAAGCTAAGACCGTAGTTAAAAAAAGAGGCAGACCAGCAGGAACTAAGAACAAGAAATAAAATGCCACTAAAAAAAGGTAGCAGTAGAAAGACTATATCTGCTAACATAGGAGAGTTGGTAAAAAGCGGTAAGAAACAAAAGACTGCTATTGCTATTGCTTTAAGCAAAGCAAAAAAGAAGTCAACCAAAAAAGGAAAGTAATATGAAAGTAAAATCAAGCGTAACGATTAAAGATCAAGGGACAGTTAATTACTCTGATCCTAAAAAGATTCCTAATGGCTCTGCTCCACAACCACAAGGTTATGGCGGTGGCAAGTCAAGAGGAGGCGGTGCTGCTCTTAGAGGTACTAAGTTTAAAGGCATTTCCTAATGGGACTTTTTAGTAAATTAGCTAAGGCGACAAGAAAAGGTATACCTGGCAGAGATTCAGGTGGAGGCATGGGATCAGCTATGGCTAGACCTGCTGCACCTAGACCTACCTTAGTTCAAGGCGGCCCAGCTTATTTTACTCCTGAAGGTTACACACCACCTATACAACCAGAACAAGCTTTCATGCCTACTGATGTTATGCGTGATCCAATCAGAGATATGTTTGCAGCTCAACCACCATTAAGAAGTATTCCTGGGCCACCTCCAATGCCTCCTCGAGATATTACTCCTCCTCCAATTATGTGTTTTGTGGCAGGAACTAAAATTGATATGGCTGATGGAACTAAAAAAGTTATTGAAAATATTGCAATGGGAGACGAAGTATTAGCTCTAAATGGTGAAACAGATGTAGTTTCTTATGTACATGATATTCCGAAAGCTGACAGAAGTTTATGGACTATAAACGATAGAATAACTGCTACAGATGCTCATGCTTTCTTAACTAACGATGGGTGGAAATCTAATAACTCTAAACTATCTAATACAGTTTATAACGATTATGGAATAGAGGTTAAAGAATTACAGCTAGGTGATAAATTAATAACTAAAGATGGTGTAGAAGAAGTTACAAAACTTGAAAGTGAAAAAGATTTTATAAAAGTGTATAACTTTACTACTTCTAATACTCATACCTACATGGTTGATGGTGTAGTATCACATAATAAAATGCCACCAATGCCTCCTTTTATTGGAAGAGAAGAACCTCCTATTATGGTAGAGGATCCTATTGTAGAAGAACCTCCTATGGATATACCTATGGATAACATGATGATAGATCGTCCTATGATTAGTGGTTTGGAAAATCCAAACTTATTTAATTTTGATTTTTCTAATATTGATATGGATGCAATAAATCAAAGAATAGCTGATGCAGGAGGCACGATACCACAAGATCCAGTAATGCCACCAATAGACACTCCAGCACAACCTAGGATAGATGCTATTAGAGAAGCTAGAGGAATGCCTCCAAGAATAAGAGATGACTTTATGTCAATAGAAAGAATGGATGAACCTAGAGATGAGTTCATACCATCCAAGCGTATGCGTATATCTGATCAAATTCGTACTGATGATAGACCAATATTTGATCCAAGAATAGGTATGCCACCTCCACCTTTACCCCCACAAGACTTTGGCTTTGGCCCAGGCATTATGCCGCCAACTCCAGATTTTTTACCTGAAGAAATGCCTATGATGCCTAATCCAATGCCTATGCCTATGCAACAAAGAATGCCTATGCCTGCTCCGATAGCATCACCTATACCATCAAATCCTATGCCTATGGCACCAGTAGATTTACCAAGATTAGAATTACCAAAAATAAACAGAATGGATAGAATGAATGTAATGGACAGACCGATACCTATGATGCCAAGAATGGGAGGAAGAGGTAGACGTTAATAATATTTGAAAATTAGGAGAGAGCTAATTGGACGGAATAAGACTAGCAGAGTATTTTTTTAAAACTTTGCGAGAAAGAGAGAGAAACACTGTTGACATTATTGCTGGCGGCAATATAAAATCAATGGAAGATTACAAATATCTTATGGGAGAGTTATCAGCGATTCGTTCCCTACAACAAGATTTAAGAGAAACGCTGCAAATGGATGATAACGATGGTTGATACAATCGCAAAAAAAACAAAATTCGAACAACACAAAGAAGATGTTGCAAAACAAAAAGTTGAAGAAAATTCAGAACTAGACAAAGCTTTTATAAAATCAGACGAAAGGGTACTCGATCCTAAACTACTAGATAAATCACTACTTGACAGAATGCCAAATCCTACTGGATGGAGAATACTTGTATTACCATACAGAGGTAAAGGTCAAACTGATGGTGGTATTCAACTAGTTAAAGAAACTTTAGATAAAGAAGCTTTGGCTACAGTGATCTGCTATGTTTTAAAAGTAGGCCCATTAGCCTATAAAGATAATAAATTTGGTGAGCCAGATAGAAGATCTCCTTGGTGTAATAAAGGAGATTGGATTCTAATTGGTAGATATGCAGGAACTCGTTTTAGATTAGAAGATGATAACGAAGTTCGTATTATTAACGATGATGAAGTGATTGCGACAATCCTTGATCCAGATGATATTAAATCTTTATAGGAGTAAAGAATGAGCGAAGAAGCACAGAATATAGATATAGAAATTACAGATGAAAAAATTGAAAAGGCCGCACTTCCAGAGAATAGGAGAGTGGAAGATGAGGTACAAGAAGATCCTGTAGAAGTTGAAATTAAAGAAGAGGTATCAGCAGCATCTGAAGATGAGATACAAGAAGACTTTGAAGTTTCACCTAAAGTAGAAGAAAAAGCAAAGGATCAGTCAGAGGTAGAAAAGAGAGCTACCCTTGCACAAAACAGAATTAACAAAGCTGTAGCACAAGCCAAAGAGTTTCAAAGAAGGGAGCTGATGGCTATTCAGTATGCTAAAGATCTTAAAGATCAAAATGAAAAACTAAGACAGTCTCAAAAAACTTTTCAATCTAGTTACGGTGATGAGTTTGGTAATAGAGTTGAATCTCAACTTAGCTTATCAAAACAAGCATTAAGACAAGCAACTGATGCTGGAGATTCTGAAGCTATAGCAACAGCAACAGAAGCTTTAAGCATGGCAACAGCTGATAAAGCTAGACATGAGCAGTATTTAATACAGCAAAAACAATACGATGCTCAAGAGCAAGCTTATATAGAACAGGCTCAACAACAACAGGTTTATCAACAAGCTCAACCTGTTCAAGAAGAATATAATGAACCATCAGACAAAGCTCGAACATGGGCAAATAAGAATACTTGGTTTGGAAAAGATCAAGTTGCAACAAGTGTTGCCTTTGCAGTTCACAAACAATTAGAGAATGAAGGCTTTGACACAGAGAGTGATGAGTATTATAGTGAAATAGATAAGCGAGTGCGACAAGAGTTGCCTCAAAGATTTAACGTGGAAGCAGACAAGAAACCCGTCCAAACTGTCGCTTCAGCTACACGCAACACATCGACTGGACGCAAACAAAATCGTATCGAGTTGACACCGAGCGAACAGCAACTAGCTAAGAAGCTTGGAGTGTCATTTAAAGATTACGCAAAACAAAAAGCGAGGTTACAAAAATCATGAGCAAAGAAATAGATAATAAAACTGAAGATAACAGAGCTACTAGAAACTCTGATACTAGAGAGACAAAAGCCAGACCTAAAGTTTGGAAGATGCCTTCAGCGTTAGAACTACCAGACGAAGCTATTAAAGTAGCTGAATCACAAGGTATTACTTATCGTTGGATCAGAGAATCTGTACTAGGCCAAGATGACAAAACGAATGTCTCAAAAAGATTTCGTGAAGGATTCGAGGTTGTTAGACCAGATGAATTACCTGGATTTCATGATTTACCTACAGTCGATGATGGTCGTCATGCAGGAGTAATTGGAGTTGGTGGGTTGATACTGTGCAAAATAGATAAAGAAATCGCAGATCAAAGAAATGAATTTTTTGAACAACAAACCAATAATCAAATGTCTGCTGTAGAAAATGACCTGATGCGTGAAGAGAATCCAGCGATGCCAATCTCAAGAGAGGTTAAATCAAAGGTGACTTTTGGTGGAGGAAACAGAGGATAACTCTGTAACTCTATATATAAATTTAATTATAGGAAACATAAAAAATGGCAAATTTAGATGCTTCATTTGGAATGAAACCCGTAAGAATGATGGGTGGTTCACCTTACTCAGGTGGACAAAGCCGTTATAGAATCGCTGCTAACTATGGAACCAGTATCTTCCAAGGAGATATGGTAATGCAGGTAACTGGAGGTACTGTAGAAATACATGCTGATGGTGGAACTGTACCGATTGTTGGCGTATTCAATGGCTGTACTTACACTGATCCTACTTCGGGTGAACAAGTATTTAGTAATTATTACCCTGCAAGCACAAATGCTTCAGACATAATTGCTTTCATAGTCGATGATCCCAACGTGGTCTTCGAGATTCAAGCAGACGACACTTTCCCAGTGGCTGATCTGTTTGGTAACTTTGACATCGTTTACACAAACTCAGGTAGTACCTTAAGTGGTATTTCAGGAGCAGAGTTAGATGTCACAACAGGTGCTACAACAGCAGGTTTACCGATCAAAGCGATTGATATTTCAGAAGATCCTGAAAATTCAGACGTTGCTTCGGCAAACACTAATGTTTTAGTTGTTATTCAAAATCATATCATGGGCCAAAAA